ATTTGTTGTATTAGTTTAGTATGTTGTTTTTTGTAAGATTCTTTACAGAGAATATATTCGTTATAATCACTTGATTTTTTATAATTTTGTAAAAATTCATTTGTATAATCATTTAAATCTTTATCATACTTTTTACTAACTAATGTTGATTTTTTTTCTAAATTTTTACTTTGTAGAACTAATTTATTGATAGATTCTTTTAAATCAATATCTTCTTTTTCAATACTTTTCATTGTATTTATAAAATCATTATATTCTTCTAAAGTTTGATTATATGCTGTATCTTCACTTTCATCATCAAAAAAGAAACCTAATTCATTGTTATTCGATACTGATATTTTAGGATTACCATCTGTATCTCGACAATAGGGACATTCATTTGATTTACGTAGACAATTGATAATACAATTTACATGAAATGTATGTCCACAAACTAAGTTAGTTTTTTGTATATTAGAATTCAAATCTTCTAAACAAACACTACAAATATCATTATCATTATATTGGACCATTTATATAATAATCATAATGATATTATTTTTAAGTAGAATACGCAACAGCTCCTGTTCCATTAGAAATTCTTAATAAATTATAATTATGTGCTTCAACAAACAAGTCATAATTCCATAAATAATTTTTTAAATTATCTGGATTATTATTATTGAGTGGAATCATAGTAAAAATAATAATTGAGTAAGGTAAAAATTGCTGTGGAAAATTATTAATTTGGTCAAATGATTGAAAATTCAATTTATCTTCTGGATATATATTACATATCATACCAGTTAATGGAATTATATATGTATTTCCATCTTTTTGAACATTTCTAAATGTAAATATTGTGTTGTATCTTATTTGATTCACTAAAAGTGTTCCATATATTTTAAAATTAGTAAAATCAACAGCCACAATTACATAAGAATTAAACATATTTGTTCTTTGTGAATTATCTTCTAATATATTTGTAATTTGTTCAGTTAATAAACTTTCAAGTGATTTATAGACAGTATTATAAGGTAATTTTGTAGTTTGAACAAGTGAATTTACCAAACTGTTATATTCACTTTGAGAGATATTTGTATTGTATGTATCATATACATTACTCAATACATTTATATTTACAAATTGTAATACATATTCATTCGTTGTAGGCTGATCTCTATAAACAAAATTTAATTCCAATGTATTGATTGTTAATGTGCTTTGTAATAGAGGTGTTTGAAAATATATATCAGTAATTGGATAAAACTGCATTCGGCAATTCGGACCATTCATTATTTTATTATCTTTCATTGAACCATTTTCTAATATATCATACCTTACTGGTTCGATTTTAACGTTAAATTTTGTATTATTATAAGCAATATATGTACCATACACTCTACCAATCCCTTCATTAAATACGATACGTATATTTTGATTGTCAACAATCGTTTTAGGATTTATGCTTGTAGTTTCTAATGAATAAAATTCAAATAATGACCGAAATACATTATCAATACTATTATTTGTATTGTATACTGGATTTCTCCAACTATTACTAAAAACATTATTTGATAATGTAATAATATAACTCGCTAAGAATAAATATTTACTTAACGGGGGTTCTACTGTATTAATTTCTAATTGAAAACTTTTTAAATTAGTTAAATTACAACTACCACTTGGTTGAAAATTATCAGGTTCGAGACTAAATGAAAATATATTAAATAAATCATTTTCATCAAATGGATAAACTGTTGATCCCAAATGATATTGAAATGGTTGTAGAATATTCCAATATCGAAAAGGTAAATTATTTGTTCTATCTTGACCATTCATTAAAAATTTAGCATCAGTTAAAACATTCAATGAAGCTATACTTAAATTTTCAGACATTTGTTGCCGAATATTATTAATAATCATTTCACTTCTGTATTGAAAATTATTTAATGACCCTTCCATATATTTTTCACCATAATTATCATTATTCCCATAATTTGACCATTGATTAAATTCAACTCCATTATCTGTTTTACGTAAAAAAAAACGTATTTCTTTTGTAGGGTGAAAAAATACTAAGTCTAAAATATTATGACTATTTATTCCAAAAAATCTACGATATTGTATTTGTTCTATTAAATATTCATGAGGCAATTCCGCAAATTGAGTACGTTCATTATTATCTAAAAAAATAAATTGAGCATCTAAGTGTATCTGAAATGCTTGTTTTAATGATGTTTCTTTAATAAATTTTAGTATGGAATGATTATTATTGTTTGGATTAGGTTTTATTCTTTTGTTATATAAACTATTTGTTTTGCGTGTTTCTACAATAGTATATAGTTCACATATTTTTTTTAATTCAACAACTATTTGAACTTCCGCACTCTGTAAGGCTATTAATGGTAAATATAAACCACTATTATTTGTAAAATATAATGGTATTGGAATATATAAATTAACACCTATTATACTAGGATTACTACTACTAAATTTATATGTAATTGTATTTGTATTAGGATTTAACATAGTAGGATTATAAAAAGTAGGCGAGTGACCTATTAATTCATTATAATTTAAATTTGTTGAATAATCTTTTTGTAATCTATAGGAATTATTAATGGTTTCTCCATTTATAAAACAAATACGTTGTCCAGCTATAAATAATGTCACTGAATTTATAATATTAGCTCCAAGATTTTTAATCCATTGAAATTTATCATTTTCAGAACTATATATAGATGGTAATCTAATAACCAAAAATATTGGACCCAATAAATCACCATAGCGATTTATATTAAATGTAAATGTTGTATTTGTATCTTCAGTTATATTAGGTGTCCCAATATAATTAATTTCAAAATTTTCCATGGAAAAATTTGTATGTCTACGGTATACGCTCCTGAAAAAAGATATTTGAGGATTAGCATTAAGATATATATTTTCACTACCGTAAGCTTTTAATTGTAATAATCCTCCAGTCATATATTTATTAATAGTATAATTCTTTTAATTATTTATAAAAACAATCTAAATTAAATATATATGGAACGTGAATATAATTTAAAATTAAATGAGCTTAATATACTATATATTAATTTAGACCGTCGTCCGGAACGTAAAATAAATATTGAAAATGAATTAAATAGACTAGGACTAAAAGGAACAAGAATAGCAGCTATAGATGGACAGAGTCTATCTGATAATGAAAAAGAATATTGGATGGACCGTAAAAATTTTAATACACTTACACGAAATGAAAGTCGTGTTTTTGGTCGAGTAGGATGCTATCTAAGTCATCTTAAAACTATGAAACATGCTCTTGATAATAATATATGGCCATTATTAATTTTAGAAGATGACTGTAAATTTTTAACAGACCATACAAATATTACTATTCATATTCCATCACATACTGATATATATTATTTAGGAGGTTTATATTGGTGGAAAGTTGGAGAAAATGATAGTGATAGTCTAGACTATACATTTGATAATTTTAAAGATAAATTATATTATGAAAATTCAATACAAATATTACCTGATTTTTTTAGAATATGTTGTACATTCGCTTATATATTGCCATCACGTGAACATATACTAAATTTATTTTTAAAAATGTTAGAAGTAAAAAAGAAAGCAATTGACATGATGTATGTTAGTTATGTTCAAAAAAATGAACGTTCTTTTATTATACAACCTAGTTTATGTGTTCAATCTGATGAATTTACCAGTGATGTTACTGATTTTGGTCTTCAAACACCATCAAATCCATATAGTAATACATATTTTTATGATACAAACCTATATACGATTCCTAGAGTAATAGAATTTTACAATAATAATTATCATAAGGTGCTTAAACGCTTATTAAAATATTATACATATAAAAAACTAGTGCCTAATCCTAAATTATTATTTAAACATTTGCGAATAGTATCTAAAGAAATTATATCTTAAAAATATAAATGTGTAATTTATATAATGATGACACGTTTATATTCATTTTTTTGTAGAAATATAACAACAGTAACATGTTCTCAAAAAATTGTAAATGTTAATCCATTTAAAAATACTAAATTATTTCAGATTTATAGATATAATCCGGAGGTAAAAAATAGTAAACCATATACACAAATCTATTCAATAGATTTAAAAAGTTGTGGACCAATGGTTCTTGATGCATTAATTAAGATTAAAAATGAACAAGATTCTACTCTAACTTTTCGTCGTTCTTGTAGAGAAGGTATTTGTGGGTCATGTGCTATGAATATTGATGGAGTTAATACATTAGCATGTCTCTCTAAAATTGATATTTACAAAAATAAAACTAATATTTATCCACTTCCTCATATGCTAATTATTAAAGACTTAGTACCAGATTTAAATAATTTTTATAAACAATATAAAAGTATTAGACCATGGTTGAGCACTAACCAAATGAATGATAAGGAATGTATTCAAACTCAATCTGAACGTGCTAAATTAGACGGACTTTATGAATGTATATTATGTGCGTGCTGTTCGACATCTTGTCCATCGTATTGGTGGAATGGTGATAAATATCTTGGTCCCGCCGTATTAATGCAAGCGTATCGTTGGATAATTGACTCTAGAGATAATTCAACAAAACAAAGATTACGTGATTTAAATGATGATTTTAAATTATATAGATGTCATACAATTATGAATTGTACAAGAACATGTCCAAAGGGTCTTAATCCTGGTAAAGCTATTGCTGAAATTAAAAAGAAAATAATAATATAAAATATCCCTTAATTTGAGAATAGGATATAAAGAAATTATATCCTAAAAAAATATATGTCTCTAGAAAATTTTAGAGAAATAAATTTGTACGAAAAAACATTATATAATAGTTATCAAAATTGTAATAATACATTTATTTATCCAATACATAATTATTATTTTGGATGTAATGATAATATAATAAGTATTTATAATGAAAATTTAGAATTAATCGTAATGAATGACACTCTAATACGAAATAATTATAATAATATATACATTTCATTATTTAATCAACGATTAGTCATTCAATATATTTATAATAATCAAAGTATAATTAGTATTTTTAATAATAATTTTACCAATTTTGGGAAAGAATCAATGATTGAACTGAATAAACAAATTATTTATATTTGGAATAATGAGCCTATATATATTGAATATAAAAATCAATGTTTTAATATTTATTCTATTGAAAATACATTATATTATCAATACAAATTACAATTTAATATTCAGGGATATTCTAATATTATATGTTTTAATAAAGATATATATTTATTAGCTAAGCTTGATTATGATTATTATGTGTATATCAAATTAGGTGATAAATTAGAGCATAGTAATTATTTTAGATTAGACTATGATGATATTCGACATTTATCTATTGATTATTATCAAGATATTTTTCATATTATTATAATGAAAAATGATAATAGTTTAATTAGTATTAAAAAACATAGCCTAGATATTTTTGTACATTTTAGTGAAAAACAAGTATATTCATCAATTTCTAATTTTATATTACATTCTAATAATACACTATTAATAAAAAATAAATGGGCAGATGAAATCGTTTTTGATTTTAATAATATTCCAAAATATATTCCAAGAATATTTAAATCTTTAGATATTGAACCAACAATGACTAGGGAAACTTCTAAAATTATTTATATACAATCTAGTAAATATTTTGACTATTTTAAATGGATAGTTGAAAATTATGATACATCAGAAAATGAAACAGTTATTTTTTATAAAAATGTAGAATATAATATAAATATTCAATTTGTTGATAATTTTATAATCCATACATTAAACATGGAAAATATGTCAAATCCTATGAAAATATTTATGTTTACAATGGGTAAATTAATATTATCGGATGGAAGTATATATAAAAGAAGTTTTAAAAAAACAAATATAGTTCAAAATATAATGATACATATGATTAGTAATGAAAATAGTAATGATTTTTATATAAAAAATGGGGAAATTTCAGAGTATGATTTAAAAAAAATATTATATTTTTTAATTATAAATAATATAAAATACATAAATCAATTATTTTGGACACCTTTTCAATATTTTAAATTAGATATGAAATTAATATGGAATCGGTCCAAAGACTATTGGGAAAAGATTTATAATGTATTAAATAAAGATGAGAATTTTGAAAATTATATGCCCTATTTATTTTACAATATTATAAACGGCTAATATATATGGAAGTAGAACATATTTATATCGGATCATTTGTAATCATTTTTTGTTTTATTGTTTTTATGCTATATATGAATGTTAGATATATATGTTGTAATTAGGTTTTATATATATACGTTTAAAAATTGTATTTTAAAACAGTTATAAATAATATATAACAATTTAATGTCTCAAAAGGCTACTCCTATTAATCAAATACAACAACAAGATATGAGTCAACAACCTCTTGATAATGTAGATGAAGTATTAAATGAAATGTCTCAACAAGAACAAGAAACATTTTTTGGCAATAATATGCCTCAGCAACCTCAACAACAAATGATGATGCCTCCTCAACAACAGATGATGATGCCTCCTCAACAACAGATGATGATGCCTCCTCCTATGATGATGCCTCCTCCTATGAAACAGGCTCAATCATTTAGTGAACGTTTAATGAGTGAACTTAAAGAGGCGTTAATTGTAGTAGTTGTTTTTGTAGTTTTAAATTTTGAACCAGTTTCTAATGGGTTAAGCGGAATGTTATCTCGTATAAGTAGTAATGGCACTGTTTTATTAGTATTAAAAGGTTTATTAGCGGGTGTAGTTTTTTATGGATTAAAACGTTTAGTCATAAATAATTAAAAATAGTTATATATTTAATCTGTTTTTAGTTTTTTTTTATCTTTATCACAAGATATCATATTTGGTGTAAACCTATAACATTCATTATTAAAATGATAAATTTTATTATCAATTACAGCAGGATTAGGACCACGAATTATTATACAATTTCTTCCAATACAAGCTCTACTGAAAATAATAGCTAATCCCATACCTAATATAAAACTTAAAATAACTTGACCTGTCCGATTTTCTAATAATTGTTCTAACATATATATATAAAATATTTATATTAAAAAATTAGGTATCATAGAAAAAAACATGGATATAAAAATAATCCGGTTTCTAATATTTTTATAGTTAAATTTTTATTTATAATATATAAACTAATAATTACTAATATACTAACACTTATTAATATATGTATTAATATTATTGGATTAGATGTAACGAATAAGATTAATATACAAGATATCATTAATATTCCTAATAGTATTTGTTCTAAACTAATTTTAATTTTTATACAATTTTCTACAAGTTGTTTCTCTTTTTCTTCTACGGGTTGTTTCTCTTTTTTTTCTACAAGTTGTTTCTCTTTTTTTTCTACAAGTTGTTTCTCTTTTTCTTCTACGGGTTGTTTCTCTTTTTCTTCTACGGGTTGTTTCTCTTTTTCTTCTACAAGTTGTTTCTCTTTTTCTTCTACGGGTTGTTTCTCTGGCTGATTTGTCTCCTCAATAATAGGTTCACTCATTAATATATAATAAAATAAGAATTAATATATTGAAAATTTATATTTATTAACATGGAACACATTGTTGTGATCCAACAAAACTTAGACCTAAACAACTACATTCATTCGCAATTGTTGGAGTGCCTACTATAATACGTGCTAAATTATAAGTTCTATTATATGTATTCATAAATATTTCACTCAATTGATTACGATGATTTTTACTATATTTTAATGATTCTTTTACTAGAGCATAATACATTGGACTATCTGGTAAAACGATTTGATTTTCAATTAATTGTTTAGGATCCATAGGATATTTTATATTATCTCCAATAATTTTTAGTAATTCAAGCATTTTAAAATGAGATTGTAAAAATTCATTTAAATACAGACTACCACTTGAATATCCTTGTCTTGCTGGAGATAGACTCTTTGTTTGTAGTCTGTTTAAAAAAGCAGTATCTGTCATTTTAATTCGAGTATTCATTTGTGTGTTTGTAGTTCGTGATACCAAACAATTGTCCGTAGTTGTAGATTGTATATTTCTTGTAGCATTTATATTTGTTTGAACATTTGTTTCGCTACTATCTATTTTATATACAAATTTAAATAGTTTATTCATTACCATATAAAATTTATCTGAGTCATCCTTATTATAAAGCTTAGCACATCTTTGTATAGACGCATTATAATTAGGTAACACAGTACTGGTGCATTGAGCTCTAGTGCGCGCATTGAGACATCCAGCAGGATTAAATTCCTCATAATCCACATCTGGACAAAAATCTAATTTTTCAGTGGACGGAATAGTTAATTCAAATAACCATCTGCCTTGAGCAAATGTATCACCACTATTAACCCATATTGTTTGTGCTCTACTATCAAAATTTGGATTATTATTAGATGAAACTATAATAGTTTGAGGTGTTTGGTTCACAGCATATATTTGATTTGCCCATGTTCCACCGCAATTTTCATTTCCATTAAACCAACATGGTGTATTACAATTATTAGAATAACCATATCTGCCATAACTATTTCCTAAAAAACATTGACCCCCATATTGTAATCCATAAAAAGGCATATTTTGACTATTAGCAGTATTCATACATTGATCTCTACTCATATTTCCCATATAAAATGGTAAATCACGATTTCCAGCATCGGCAAAACAACCTAAAAATCGATTTGGTATTATTGTTCCATTAGGTGTAAGCTGTTTTCCTACGCAACGCATATTAGATAAATCACTAAAGTATGTATTTCCCCCATATGTAAATTGAACACGTATACCACCCGAACCTCCTGTATTATTTACTCCAAAAAATATTTTTGAATTAGGCGTAACATTATTAATCGTAAATCTATATGTATTATTCCACTGATTGCCGGAACTCACTTGAATACCATTATAAAAACACTGAAATTCATTATCAGCTAGCACTATCATATTAACTGGTTGTGATTGTGAAAAATGTTCAATATTATTAGAGGGACTAAATTTATGTATTATAAATAATAAAAAAATTAAAATAATTAATAAGAAAATTATTTTCATATATACCTTAAAAAGAGATTATTCTGTAAGATTGTAAATATTTCTAATGCGAACATAGTCAAGATCTTTTGGTAAATAATTTTTATTTTCAACAATATTTTCAATATTTTTATATTTTTTTATTAAATAATAGGCAACTACACTATTTTTCAAATTACTACGAAATTTTATTTTTTTATAATAATCACTGCCACATAAAATACATAAATCCAAAAATTCTTGACTATTCATATCAAGATCATTCAGTATTTCTTTTAAATTATATTCCAAAATATGACTACTATTTGTTTTATAAAATCGATATAAATGTTCACATCCATAAACTAACATATCATTATCTTCACTAATACACCCATCAATTTCCCCTTTTTTATATAGAATACCTATAGCTTTATCTGCTTCCATATCCATATTATCAATATAGTTAACATTCATAATATTACACAAATATTTAATAGCTTGTTTCGTTTTACGGTCAATTGTCATTGAATTTTTTTTTAATTCATCTATTTTATTTAATACAATTGTTTTAACATCATTTTCATCTACACTAATTTTTTGTAAATATACTGACTCTAAATATTGAATAACTTCAAGACTACGACTACGTTTATAGGCACGTTTTTGTAATTCATCTATTTTTTCCCTTGGTGGTTTACCATCAAATACATATACAGGTTTAATCTTATATCTTTCAAAGTGTAATATTTGTTTATGAATTTCTTCTACTGGATTTTTATTTTGAATTAATGCCTTATATAAATATAATTGTAAATCTATGGCTAATGTTTTATTTTTTAAATCATATAGTGTTAATTCTCGAATAGAATTTTTATTATACCTCTTAATTAAATAATTTAGGTCGCGAACACCCATTTCTTTTTTTTGCTTAATATATCTTATTGTTTTTTCTTTATTATCTTTTCGAAACTCAAAAAAATCAAATTTTAATATATATGATTGATTGGAAAAAACAAGAGATTGAAGCTTTAAGTGGACGTTTTGTAAGTCGACCTTTATTAGAGTTTATATATAATAATACAATTGAAAGATATAATTATAAAAATGATTTTATTGATTGGAATACATATATATTCAATAATACGAATAAGGAAAAAATTATTCAAATACAAAAACAAATGATAGATAGAGCTCTTGATTTTCAAAAACGTTCAAAAAAAACAGATGACCCTATGGTAATTTATTGGTTTCCAACCCATTTTAAAAAAGAATTACCTAAAAATAAAAATAGTCTTGATGTAAATGAAATTAATAGTGCCTCAACTTTTTATAGAGAAGGAGACAAATTTATAGCTATATATAGAATTGAAGAAGCTCCAAAGGTTTTATATCATGAATTAATTCATTATTTTGAATTAGATAATATAATCCCATATGGCGATGATTTTGATTATAAATATCTATTTAATTTAAAAGCTCCGTGTTTACTACGTGAAACCTATTGTGAAATATTGGCTTTATTATTAAATATAGATGATATATCTAAAAGAGAAAATATAAATTTTATGGAATTATATAGCATAGAATATGCCTTTTCAATATTACAAAAACAGAAAATATTAGATTTTTTTAATATAGATAATCCAAATGATTTTTATAAATTATTAAGCGATACAAACGTTTTTACATATTTCATTTTGAAAACAGCTATATTATTGTCTTTAGAAAATCCTATCGATTTTTTTAAACAAATAGAAAAAAATAATTTTAAATTAATGAGTATTGATTTTTTAAAAACAAATATAAATAATGGGTTAGATTTATTATTTAAAGTAAAATTTTCATTAGATATTCCATTTTTAAATAATACTTTGCGTATGACTATAATTGAATAAACCTTTTCTCAATATCATTATATATGGATGAATTAGCTACTGTATTTTCAAAAATAAATAGTTATATAGCACTAATTTACAGATATTTACTTGAAAAAAAATGGTCAATTTTTACATTATTCATTTTTGGTATTGTATTTTATTTTATATATGGATTACTATTGATTTTTAATTATAAAAGTCATATTAAAGAGAATTGGCAAATGTATAAAACTAATCCTTTATTTTTGCCTATAGCTGGATTTTTTATGGAAGGTAATTTTGTAAAAAATACATTTCATAATTTTCAAGATTTTTTGTATACAAATAGTAAAAATGCTTTTCGATTATTAATTAAACCCATACAGTATATTTTTAGTATTATTACGAAATCAATTGGAGATATGGTATTTACGGTAAATAGAATGCGACAAATGGCGAAAGTAATACGTGAATTATTTCAAAAATTAATAGCTGAAGTTTTTGAGCAGCTTACCCGTAGTGTTTCAACATTACAATTTTATCAAGAAAAATTTAGAAATTTAATGAAAAAACAGTATGCTATTTTTCAATTAGTATATTATTATTTGGAAACACTACGTGCTACATTTGAGAGTATGTTTAATGGACCATTACCAGTGATGTTATTATTTTTAATGATATTTGGAGTTTTAGCAATGTTTGTTATGAGTATGTGTTTACTATGTCCAATTCCTTTTGTTGGATTATTTGCTTGTCCAATATGTGTTTTATGTTTTAGTGGTAATACTAAAATTGATTTAGATACAAAGAATCAGAAATATATAAAAGATTTAGTTTTAGGTGAAAGTATATTTCCTAATCAAAAAATAGTAGGTAAATTTATATTTAAATTAGATAACCCTATCGCTGTATATCGATTGGGAGATGCCTTTGCTACAGATAGTCATATTTTCTATAATATAAATGGATATCCACAACGAATTGGTGAAATATGTAAAAATTTAGAAACGGAAAATGTTAACGTTTTATATTGTATAGCAACAACAAGAAATTTAATATTTAGTGGAGGAAAACAGTTTTCGGACTATTATGAAATTTCGAATGAATTATTGGATAATTTATGGAACAGTAATGTAATGGAAAGTTTAAATGGTTATCCACAAATAAAATCATTTAAAAATTATCCGAGTGGGTTTATCTTAGAAAATTTAGATATATATGAAAAAAAAACGGGATATATATATCATTTAATAAATGAAACAGAGGTTGAATTATATAATTATGAAGGCATAATATGTAGTGGTAATAATATTGTTTTTGAAAAAGAATGGATTCGTATAGCTGATAGTAAGAAAGCAGTCAAATATATAGGTAATCATAATAATAAATTATATCATTATACTACTGATAAAAGCACTATAACAATAAATAATGTCATTTTTAGAGATTTCTTAGAAACAAATAGCAATGATGTTTATGATTGGTGGAATAATGCTAGTTTAAAATTTATAAGTAATTGTATTGTTTAGAATATAATATCAAAAATATATATATGTCTATATTTATATATTTTTTAGTATTATTCATAATTATCATTATTTCAATTTTAATTGATAATAAAATAGAACATTTTAGAGATAGTTATATAAATGTAAGAAATATTCCTGTTGATCATTCAGTTCAAATGCGTAAAAAAATTTTATACGATAATACACCTAATTATCCGTTTTTAAATGAAAATGATTTATTAATATGGGACGATAGTTTAAAATTTAGAAATGATATTGTAACAAGCAAAAATACCTATACTCCAAATTATTTAGAATATATATTAAAACCATTTGCTCAAATACAAAAATATAATGATAAGGATTTTACTGAAATAAAAAATGGCTCATATATTGATATTGAACAGTTTTTATTAATCGTAGATAATATTATGAATATGTTTTCAAATGCTATTTATTATAATTTATTTAAAAATCGGAATCGCCCAAAAAATATTATGTGTCCAAACATTAATATGTGTTATGTTAAATTAATAAATAAAAAAATTGTTCGAGTTAGAAAAAATGGTAAAGGGATTTATAAATGGGATATTTTGATAGAACTTACATTATATAATAAGGCATATAGTTATGGTATTTTATGTATTGTAGAAGATATGACTTTAATTAATCTAAGGGTAATAGGTATTCGTTCTGAAGATATGCGAGTTTTAAATCCAAACTATAAAAGAGACCCTCAAATTATGATTACACAAGATAAAAATTTTCCATTTTTAGATGAAAATTATTATAGACATAATGAAAATACAAAAGTTTTAGTTGAAAAAAATGTAAATAAAAAAGTCGATGAATATCTAAGTCGGCAACTATTAACAACAAGTGGACAAATAAATTTTGAAGCAGAGAGAGAAAAACAATATACTTGCTATGGAAGTTATGGCAGCGATAAAACAGAATGCGAAAATAATTATGACACCTATTTTAGAGACAAAAATCGTGGTGTATGGGATAAACAATGTTTTGCTGATACTGACTGTCCATTTTTTAAAGCAAATAAAAATTATAGAAATACTTTTGGTGGGTGTATTAATGGATTTTGTGAAATGCCAGTGGGTATTAAGCGATTAAGTCCACGATTTTATGATATTACAAGTGTGCCTTTATGTTATAATTGTCCAGATAGTAATAATTGTTGTACTAAGCAAAAAAATCCAGATTATATTTTTGAAGGTGATATTTTAGTAAGAAAAGCAAATGAGAGTGATTTAATAGAGAAAGGTTTACAACTAACTTAAAAAACCATACCATTATGAGTATTAATATTTTTTACACGTTCGACATATTCATGTATTTCTAATTGAAAATTTATATCCAGATTATTAAAATTAACAAGATTACCTGATTTAGTTAAAAAATATACTTCAAGTTCAGATAATCTAGGTAGTAAATTCAAATCAAAAATGATTTCATAGTTAGTATAATCTAAGTAATAATTATTTATATCTTTTATTTTAGTGTATATTTTAGCAAATATTATATCATTATCAATATTACTATTTTGTTCTACGGTAATATTACTTTCTATATTTTTAAAACACAAATAAATATAATCATTCACATTAATATCTTGTGGTTTATATATTCTTTTCTTATATATAACTCCTTCATCGCCTAAATAACCAAATTTAGAAGGAAAAATATCATAATATTCTAATATTTCATTAGGATTTTGTATATTATTGTTTATCTGTAATGGTGTTTGCGCAAATCCACTAAAAATGGGATTAATAAGTGTATTATTAATTGGATTTTTATTATAATTTTGTTTATATATATCTGAAATAGTTTGTCTAAATCCTGTATTATTATTTCTAAAATATGAACAGACTAAACTATTATTTGAATGGAGATCTAATTCAATTGTATTATATTCTTTTTTAATATCAGATATATTGAATGAAATTTCATCAAATATAGAACTTTTATTATCAAATGATATTGTTCCGCCAAAACCTTGATATCGTCCTTTTATCGTAACACTATGAAAATTATTTTTTTTTAAATTATTTGAATAGTTACAATCTATAGATTCTCTTAAACCAAAGTATAACATTTTAAAATTATATATTTTATCGTTAGTTGAAAGTATTAAGTCGAAAGACTTTAAATATGTAGTGTTACTAAACAATGTTTGATAATATAATTTACTGTAAAAAAAATTATTTACAATATTTTTAATGTTACTAATAAAATAAATTTTATAAATTTTATATCCTTCAAAAATGTCACCAGTATTTTCTATTTTAACTACTGTACATAATTTATCAAATTGAACTAATATATTATCAAATGCTGTTAAATCTGTTTGATAATAATTTTGAAACAAATCAATATTTTTAAATTTTTCAATATCATTAATGTCTTTGTTTTGAATTTCAAAAGCAAAAAACCATTGTATATTTTCATAATAGTCAATCCATTCATCCAATTGGTCAGGAGTGTTATTACAATAAATTGTTTCAAAATAGCCAGGAATAGGTAAATCATATGTATTATCTAATATTTCACTACTATCTACTTTTTGAATATTTTCTAATTTATATGTATTATTCGGTACAGGTTTAATATATTTATTTTTTTGATTCATTTCAATTGTAACTTCAGAACTATTATAATAATTTCTCTCTATTTGTTGAAATCCAATATTTGGTATACAAAATCCTTTCATTCCAGTAATATATACTTCTTTTTTTGATAAATTATTTATACCTTTAATGCCACAATTATTAATTCCATATATGTCTAGGTTTTTTTCAGATTGATAGTAAATTTTTGTATACCATTCATTATTTACAATAATATTTTGAGTTGCTAAACAGTTTGTAATAATACTATTATCATTACGTATTTCATCACTAATTTGTTGAAAAGGAACATCATAATTATCATCTAATTCACACCTAGTATAACTAGAGTCATTTGTTGGATTAAACATAATAATTACAGGAATTCCACTTTTAAATTCGTATTTAATAGGATTGTTTAATGTTAGTTCAATATAGGTCTTACCTTCAATATTTATACTATTAACATTTATATCATTTATAATATTCATTTGTTCATGATATATATCATCTATATCAAAACTATTTAAACCATTCGTAAAATTATTTGTTGTTTGATTATATTTTTGATAGATAGTATTATTACTTCCATAATTTATATAAATCGTATATCCTTTTTTTAATACAAATTGTTTATCACTTACCCAATTTTTTAATATATATATTTTATAGGTCCCCCTTATTTTAGATTGTGATACTTTATATAATGTAGTATAATAATCTTTTACTTGAATTAAACAACCTCTATTTACATTATATTTAATTGAAAATTTCAGATTCATTTTAAAAATACGATAAGTTATTAGTTTTTCAGACAATATTCCATTTGCTGTTTTAGTATATTTAGGTAGTGATAAGATATCACTCATTTCATTACTATTTTTAACTTCAGAAATACTTTCGATTATATTCGTTTGTATTAATTCATTTCTCTCAATATCATTTACATTAATAGAACGTTGCTGGTCAATATAATTTACATTAATTGTTATAATATAATTCTCAAGTATATTTTTATTAAATAATACTATACTTTTATCAGTTCCAGATTTTGTATCATCTGGATTATATGATGCTGTAATTATGTAAATATATTTATCCCCCGAATTTATAGGCACCCATAGAGAACCTATAACAAAATTTGATGGTTGACTAAAAATATCAAATAAATGATTGAAATCTTTATTATTATTATTTTGACTATATAATTGGTAAATATTTGATAAATTACACATATTTTGTTCTATTGTTCCTTGTGATTTAAAAGTCAAAACATCTTTTTGATTATAAATACTATTAAATGCTGTATAAAAATATAATTGTACATCACCCGAAGGAATATCAACATCGCCATATATAAATTTATTGGCATATGATGTATTTTCTAAATATGAATTCAGAGAACCACAAATATTAAATATATTATCAATTACTCGAGCTTTAAATTCAAATGTTTTATGTATATTATTTTCCATTTCTTGTGTAAAATCTAAGTCAATCATAACTGTATTGATTGGTGACAAATCTACCAATAATTGAAAAATATCTAATAATTTACGAATTTGAATAATATCTTTACTAGCATTTTCTCTTAAATTAATTATTTTATTTTTAATATCACTAATTGAATTGATTAGACCTAAACCAGATTCTTTATCAAAACATAAATTTAATAAATTTTTATTATCTAACATATTTATGATGATTCGATATCGCCCATTTAAAAAATTATCCATTTGGCTAAATTGTTCATTTATTTTTAAATTAAGATAGTAACCATTTTTAAAACTAGTAATATTTTGAGTATCTAGGTTATATAGATTATAAAAAACACTATTAATATTATTATATATATTCATATTTAAACACTTATTTATTGTATCAGAATTATCAGGAACTATTTGAACAATCGTTTTAAATTTTAAATAAGTATCATATAAATAAATGTATTTATTCGTATCAGTAACTAATATTGGTTTTGTTTTAATTCTATTTTTAACAATTGAATCTTCTGAATAAATATAATCTAAAATAGATAAATTGCTCAATACATCATAATTTTTATTTATTTGGATATACAATATATAAGTAGTATTATTAATTGCTTCACTATCTTGATAAAGACTATTATATGTTACTTTACCAATAATATTATTATTTTTATCTTTTACATGAATAGACCTTTTGAAAATAAAATTATCTAATATTTCTAATTCAAAACGCCAAATATTTTTATTACCAATATCAATATATGTTTCTATGATATATAAATAAATATTAAAATGTCCTTTTGTCCATAATAATATATTATTTTTATCAATAAACCAGGGTAGTATTTTATCTAAAATTACTTTGTTAATTATATATGCATAATCTAAACAAATATTATCTGAAGTTAATTTACCATTATCTTTTATATTATTACTTATTGATTCATCTAAATTATTATACATATTATTATTTATATTATTGCCAAAATTTTCTAAAATTAAATTAAAAAATGTTAACATTTCTGATGTAGATGATTTATTCATTGAATTAGGAATAGACATCATAAAGGCCTGCCACATATTGTATGGAGTAAAAGTATTTGACCTCAAAAGTCCCAAATAATCATTAGCACCCATTGAAATAGGTATGCCTGATTTAATAAATGCTAATCGAATTGATAAAAATGTTAAATATATTTCAAATGTAAATATATTTTTTATATTTACTTCAGTGCTTCTATATATATCTAGTAAGTTACGTTGAATAATCGGTCTAATATTAGTATTTTTTAAATATATAGTATCACCTATATTATAATTCGAAACATCAAGTAATTCTATATACATTTTATTTTGTAATATATTATCTGAACCATATGTCATATACATTTTAGTAATATATTGTTGAGCATATTCTATGGTATTATCAAATGAATTTTTCCAGGGAATTGGTCTCTTATTATCTATATAATCATTTATATTTAAAATATTTGAATTACTATAACCCAATATATCCTTTGGTGTATCATAGGTTTGATCAATAGGATTTGTTCCTAAACATAAACAATAATTATTTTTCTTTAAAAAATTTAAAACTAAGTTATCTTGATTAATTATAAAACTGATTGGAAAATTAAATGGAACTTCAAATCCAATATAGCAATTCCTAATTTCTATTAATGGCCAATTTTGATAAGGAGTAAAATAACTAACAATATTATATAAATTTGAATTTTTATTGTTTTGAAAAAAAGGATTATAATGTACAAAAGATTGTAAATTGTATTGTTGAATATAGTCAAGTAAATATTCTTTTTTACTAAATTTATATAAATATTTTATATAATTTTTATATCCTAACCGAATAATATCTTCAGTTGGTAATTGATTATGTAATTCATTTATTTCCGGGAATTCATTTAAAGTTCCCCATTCGTAAGGAACAATGCATCCAATTGTATCACTGGTAAAACCATATATTATATCACCTATATAAATAGGCTGACTTACTTCTGTTTGACCACATAACTGAATAACTATACTATAATTTCCTTTATCATTACTGGTTTTATCCTCGATTGTAGTTATACGCCCAATTTTATAAGATTCATAATTAAAATATATATTATCAATAACTATTACTAACTCATTTTCTACAAAATTACATGGAAGTCCAACATTATTGTTTATATTACCATTACCCGTATAACTATTACTATTATTATACATATTAATTAATGTTTGACCTATAAATTTCATTTTTTCTTTTAAATTAGGATATAATGTTCTAAAATTAAATGGACTTAATTTAATTTGTTCTAATATATTAGTTATATTATCAGGTAATATACGATTATTTTCAGATATATTTTGTATATTTTGTAAATTTAATACAGGACTAATTATACGCACTTCATATTTATATATAGGCAATACCCGTGTTGTAAATTCTCTATTTAACAATTTAGCTACTTCATTTGTTAATGAACTATTTGATACATCTCTTAAAACTTCAATATATATACGTTTATTATTATCAATAGCAGCACCTTCTATAATAAAAAAAATAAATGGAGTAATAGGATTATAAATAGCAGTAAATATCATACTATTTAATACCTTATAACTTTTTATCTCATTCTTCTTTGTAGTAATATCATATAATACTTTAAATCTATATTTTTCATAATTAGGATTGTTTATTTGATTATTACTAAGATCGCCTGTTTTTAATATCTTTTGATAATAATCATATGTAGTAAATTTAGTTTGATTTAGACTTCTTTCTATTTCATTAATAAATTGTTCATCTGTATATAAACCGTTTGAAAGACTGACTTCATAATATGGTATTAAATCATAATTAACTATACCAGTCATATTTGTTTTTGTTGGATTATTAATAGAATAATTACGATTTAAAAAATCTATTTGTTTAATAAATTTACTATTTAGGTCTTTCGTATATATATATTCTCCATAATTTTGTAAATATTCTAACTGAAAATTATTTGCTTTTTCTATTATTATACTATATTTTTGATAAGCAAAATAAATACTATATCCTGTTCCTACAATTGTATTATCAATAGTAGCAATATAATTATTTTGAGTATATATTGTGCCTATATTAATATTTGGAATTTTTAGTGATAATATAAATACAAACATATTAATATTTTTAGCCAATGTTGGTTGTTCTACTATTGTACAGGTAAATTGAGTTCCATTATTATTATTTAAATGTATAGGTTTTCCTGTATAATTAATAATAGTATTACTCTGTGTTTTAGTTTCTATAATACGTATATTATCTAAAGGAATACGTATTGTTTGAGGAAAAATATAATTTCTGGATTGAGTTTGGGATGAATTTGACTCGTTAAAATTAACTGTTTCTAGTGCTGATATAGGGGGGTTATTATTAGGAACACTTTCATTATAATTAACAGTATTTGTAGAATATATACTAGAATCAAGAATAAGTTCAAATTGAACATCATGTATTACACCAATTGGTTCGTAACTATTAATTATACCATACTTACTATCTGGATCACTTGCTGAATAAATGATATCATTTATTATTAGTTGATTTTTACGAAAATTTGACATATTGTTACTAGAGTAGGCGGCTAAATAATTATTATTATTATTTAGTTTTTTTAACAAATAATTTTGTTTATTATTATTCATTGTTAAATATACAGTTCCTGGAATGAAATTTGTAATAATAGTATCTATATCTATATTATAATATATATCTAAAATTTGCTTAGCATTTCCAATTTGTTCATTACCAATAGTTGATTTATATATCATTGAATTTTGTGCGAATGCGATTTGATTATAAGTATACATTATATACGCATAACATGTCTGACTATTATAAGTAATAGGTCCAATATATGAATTAACAGTATTCATTATAAATGGAGTATTAATATTAAAACGTGAATAAATTACAGTATTTACTATTGATTCAGGCTCATTGAATACATTATTATCAGGTCCTAAAATTAATATATAACTTATGTAGTTTTGATTTATAATATTAGCAGAACTTAAAATTAATTTTTCATCAATTTTGATATATATAGTGCTATTATAATGAAATATATCTGTATTCAGTTTATAATGATTTATTTCATTTAAAAAACTTTTATAAATCCTATAATAATAAGTATTACTGGGTCTATCATAGCTTATATATCTATAAACAGTATTTTCAATATAATCTGTACTATTATTATTATAAAGAGCTAAAATAGACTGATTGATTATACTATCACTTTTAAATCTTGAATTAAGAACATAGATACCAATTATATAAAATATTTTATTTTCATCTGGATTAGGCTTATCGGCCTGTTGTATATAGCCAACAATTCTTTCATCGATATTGTTAATTTTACAATATAAGTTAAAATAACCATTAGGGTATCCGTAATCTATTTGTTTATTTAAAATTATTTTATCCATCCAGTTACAAATACCCAATTGTAATGTAAAAGTTTCTGTATTTACATATAATAAGAAATCATTAAAATACATCAAAGGATTTTGAATAGCTAAATCATTTATTCTTTCACGCAATATATACTTATTATATTTTGTATTGTTATTAATTACTTCAGATGTATACACATAAAATATTCTATTTACTAAACTTGGGTCTCTTTGATATTTTATATATGTATCTTTTTCAATAGTTGGATCATTATTATAATAAGCAAATACATCTGTATTATAAAATAAATTAAATTGTATTAAAAAAAAATACGCTACTTCAAATATATTATTATCGGTATACTCTAAAAAATGTTGAGTTGTATCTATTTTATTTAATATATTATACAATATACTATAAATATCGTTTCCTACATAGAAATTAGGATATTTTTCAAAATTATCTATATCGAATTTATATTTATTATTAATAAATCCAGGAATATCATAAACTGCTTCTTTAAGAAAGAAATCATATTTTACACGAGCTCCTACATAATCAATATTATTTATTAAATATTGTTCATCAAACATCATAAATCTAATTTTACTATTAACAGCATAACGTAAGTTATTTATAATCAACGTATCATTATTAATATTAAAAATAATTTCTGGTAGAGCAATATCTAATAGCTTCATTTTATAAATATTACTAAATGTTTTACCTAAAATAACTTTAAAATAGGAGGTATGTTCAAAACCACGAATTCGTGATTGTAATAAAAAAATTCTTGGTTTATTGTTTTTAAATATTGTGTAATAACTATCTATTTTTGGATTGTTAACATTTATATTAGTTGTATAGTATATACTAAAAAAACTTATTCTATTCTTATTATCTTTTAAAAAATCTTCTTGATTAACATATTGTGGTAATAAATTTTGAATTACTTCCCAACTAAAGATTTGTATTATTTGTTCATTTTCAATATATGAGATATTATATATTGGTGCATTATTTTCAGGGTCAAATTGAATACTTAACGAGTTTATATTATTAATATATAATGTAACATTAACTAAATCTGTTATAAAGATTTCAGAATTATTCCGAATATAATCACTTCTATTTTTATAATCATCTTGATTATTATATTCATCACTGGTAGATGGTCTATCTGTATTCTGACCAGGTAAATATATAAATAATTGACCATAATATTTTCTTTTATTTGTCATTAAAAATCCAATTTCATTAAATTGTAGTTCTATACTATTCAAATTATCTTTTAATAAACGATTTTTACTATCAATGGCTATAACTGATTTTCGTAAATAATGATTACGTTTTTTAAATCGTTCAAATTGATCTTCTATAATACTATTTGATAATTCATTTATATTTTCATTGTTATTTTGATTTAAACTATTCGTATAAAATATAGAACTGGCTTGAGATACAGTATCTTTATTATTCATATTTATTATTTTATTATTCATAGATATTTCATATAATTCTATAAGAAGATTTATATTTAATATCTTTTATATTTCATGTTAAAAAATGAGTTGTTAAAAATTTTAATACTTGTGTAAGAGCCATTTTTTTTTCAATTTGATAAGGACGAATTGATTTCATTGCTTCCGTATATGTCATCCAACGAATATTACTAATCTCTATATTTTGATGTTCCGTAAAATTTTCAATACTATAGTCAAAAAATTTATTAGCTCGAGCAATATAATATATGTGCTTGTATTTTTTATTATTTGAACCAAAATATTTTTCAACAATAGGTTGTTCCGTTAAAATAATATCTAAGTTATCTTCCGGAAAATTAGTCTCTTCTCTAAATTCACGTAAAGCCGCATCTAAATTACTTTCATTCATTTTCCGTTTACCCTTTGGAAATTCCCATTCTTGTTCTAGCCAATTATATTTAGAATTTTTTACGACTTGATATAAATTTATATACTGATTATACTTATTAATATATCCATGTTTTATTAACATGAATTTTTTCTTTGATATTAAATAATCATTTTCAAACTTTTTACGCATCTCATCCGTCATGTAATTATTATCATTATCATAACAATTATAATCAATTGAATACCATAATTTATTAAATGGTTCATTTAGTATTCTTATTTTTTCATTTATTGTCATCTCATTAAATATACGATATATATATTCAATATTATTTATACTATATTTACCCAATATAAAATCCATAAATCCTAAACTAAATTTACGACATATCATCAAAAACCGAATATTTGACACATCTTTATGGTATAAAATGATACCAAGACTAATAATTGGCTCCAAACAATTACGTAATACATGACCTAATTTACCACAATTACAACAATATATTTTTCTTTTTGGATTAGTTATATTCATTGATATATAGAAATATTTTAACCTATACTAAAAATAACTATATATTCTTAAGTATTTTAATTCAAAAATTTGATTTAAATATATATATTTAATATAATATATAGCATCTATGTCATTATTTGTTAGGAACACACTTTTTCATAAAATTTATCTATTACCAAATGAAATTAATAATAATATAGATAATTTACTATTAGAAAAACTTAAAAATGATGTTGGAAATAGATGTATTAAAGAGGGATTTGTTCGACGTGATACAATTGAAATACTAAAACGTTCTATCGGTAGTGTTGATAGTATTCATTTTAATGGGCGTATATGTTTTCAAATGACATATAGTGCTGAAACATGTAATCCAACGGAAGGACTCAAATTAGAAGGAAAAATTGCTGATATTAATAAGATGGGAGCAATTGTCAATATTGAACCATTGTCTATTGTATTACCTAAACAACATCATCAGGATTTAGAAATTTTCAAAAATATTTCAACGGGTGATACTGTAACAATTTCAATTATTGGTTGTCTTTTTGAATTATATGACACTGAAATAAACGCGGTAGGAATCATTACCGGCAAAAAGTAAAAAATTGATTGATATGATTTTTTTATAACATATTAAAATGACCTATTCTCCTCTAGCATTTAATATTAATAGAAAAACACTACATTATAATGAAATATATAACAAAAATCATAGACGTTTTTGTCAACGATTTATTGATACAATTGTATTGAATCATCATAAATTAATTATAGACTTAACTCGTAAATACAATGTAGATAGTTGTATGTTTCATTACGCTACGGTAGACACTGACATCTTTTTATGGAAAATTAGAGATATTCTTGACAATTTCATGAATTATACAACTGTAAAACAAGTAGTACATAGTCCAGAAACAATTACTGCTATTGAAAATCTATTTGTTGAAATACAAAACATAAAAAATGAATGGATACGTGTATTTCATAATTAAACCTATAAATTTATTATTAGGTAAATATCCTTTTTTATTAAAAGATAACAATATAAAAGATTAATTTAGTAGTAAATAAATCTATTACAAGCTTTAAAATAAGTCTATAATAAAAAAAGATTTTATATATACTTATTATAATGAATCAAGATTACCATAAAATAGCTGATATATTATATTATCCACATGGAACTTCTACTGAAATAATACATACAGATAGAATTATATATATTACATATTTTTATTTATCAGAAAATAAAATTGACAATTGTATTATAGATATTAGTTATGGATTATTTGAGTGGTTAACAATGGAAAAAGAAAAATATTGTAATAAAGTTCGTAAAACTAATTATAGAGTTGTTGGGAAAGAAAGTCTAAATAATTACCTAGAAACTACTTATCAATTGGTTCTTTCTCAATAGACTTCATATTTACAATATAAGCTAAAAAAGCATATCCCATTGCTAGATAACACCACATACTACTAAATTCGCCACTATAATTATAGTTATAAAATGACCAAAGGCATGTTGTTACACCATATATAAATAATACTAAAAAACGTTTATGCGGAACTTGCCATAAAAGAGGTAAGCACATAAATGTAAAATAATAAATTCCATATAATATAATAAAATATACATGAATGTGTTCTATACCCCAGTCTAGATGACCATTCATTCCCTTACCTATATTTTTAGGAGCACGTAATATAAATAAAAATAATAAACCAATGATAACTGGAATATAAAATATGGATTTTCCATTAAAATAAGCATTACCAAAACTTTGAACAATTGGTTGTAGGGCTACTATAAATACCAAAAAATAACGAAATATTTCATA